AATATGGTCCCTAATCTGTGAATAACTCTCGGAATTCTCCGCTGGCCTCTTTCTAGAGTTTTTCGACTAGATCAAAGTCTCGACCCACAGCCCTCTGATACCTCATAGCGGCAGCCCAGCTGGCATGCCCACCCCGTTCCATGATCTCCCGCGTGCTCGCACCCGTCATGGCGTAACGGGTCAGGTGGTAATGGCGGAATGAATAAGGGGACCCTTCATAGCCTGCAATTGCTTTGGGTTTTTTGAATCGCTGATTCAGCCTGGTCTGGGCCCACGGTGTCCGGCCCGCGGGGTCCTTCGAGAAGATAAGCGCCTCTGGGTCGGAGGAGACACTGGCCAAGTGTTTGAGCAGATAAGGGACCGCAGGAGAAGGCACTGCAAGCGATCTGGAGCCCTCTCTGCTCTTGGGTTGCTTGACTACTACCTCGCCACCTTTGAGCCATGAGAGCGCCTGAGCGACTGTCACCACCCACCTAGTCTCATCCCCTCGCTCTACCGAGCTAACATCCTTCCGCCTGAGCCCTAGGACCTCCTGCGGCCTGAGAGCGCAATACGCTGTGAGCGCTAGAACAGCCTTTAGATCATCACCTTCCGCGGTTTCGAGAATGATTGCCACCTCTGTATCGGTGGGGACCAGGGTGGGCGTTGGAGTGTATAGGGTGCCATTCCTCACCTTGCAGGGGCTCGCAGTAATGAGCTCCCTCTCCTGTGCCCAATCGAGGAGACTCTTCAGATACTTATAGGCTCCGTTCCTGGTCCGAGCGGTACCGAATTCCCCACGGTTCCACCACGCCTGGACCGCCTCCGAGTGAATCTGCCGGATGGGCTGGTCCCCGAATTCTCGCAGCGGGCTATCCACTAGCCTCCGATAGAGCTCCACAGTCTTGGGAGCCAGGGGCCTGCCTTGCCGGTCCACCCGAGAGCTAATCCACTCCTCGGACAACTGGCGCAGCGTGAGGGTCTTTGGGTTTGGTCCAGGATCGCTGGCCTTCCTCGGTGGCTTCCAGTTTCCCTTATCCACCTCGATTTCTGTCTTCACGGTCAGGCGGGCCAGAGCCCTCTCTGCATCCAGCTTGCGGGTGAAGGTTCCCCCCGAGTACCTCCTGCCATCTGGGCCGGTATACCGCACTTGGTAGCGCCCCGATTCAACTTTTCTTATTCCTTTGGCAAGTTTCTCGGCTTTCGCCTTCCTGGGTTTCTCATCTGCTCCCACGGATCCCTCTCCCCTCATGCCCAATTCATGCCCAATTCATGCCCAAAAGCATAGTATCTGGGTGTGTCCTAATGTTATCCCTTGGATACGACACTCGAACGTAACCCCGCTATTTGCTGGGGATTTTCCGGCTATTTATTGGTGCCCTCGGCAGGAATCGAACCTGCGGCCAAAAGATTAGAAGCCTTATGGTTGAAAGCCTCACAGCCCGCTATATATAACGATTTTGCCTGGAGTATTTTCTACCATGCCCAATTCATGCCCAATCGTTTCTGCCCAGGAGCGATCCATCCCAGGATTATTCGCGAGTGAATGCCGGTTATCCACAGATCACCGAGGCCGCCCCATGGCCCCTACCCAGCCCCCTAGGGTCCCTATATGCCCCTATCCATGCGAATAAGCGCTCCTAACTGCCCAGACTGTCTCACCCGGTTCTATTTCTCCTACGGTACTTTCCACTGTGATGACTGCGGCGACCATGTAGACCACCCCGCCTGGTAGGGCACCCACCCCCTCCCCCGTAGGCTCCCCGTCCGGAGAGGTGCTGTAGCTTCCTGTATGTGCAAAACTCCAGGCTTTCCAGTATTTACCGCCAGACAAAAAGGGCGTTCGTTATCTGAGGACACCCCCAGTCCAAACGGGCTAACGGTTTCCCTTCGCCCGGTTATGTGTCTTACACAGCATCTGACAGTTATCAGCAGAGGTCTTACCGCCCTTGCTCCACGCCGCAACATGGTCGGCGTCCATATCTGTCAGAGCCCAAACCTTGGACCGGTTCGCATCGTGACCCAGAGCGCAATGTGCACAGTTTGAAACCGCATCAGACTCGGCTGCCTTGGTTTGCGATGCGTAAGTTGCCTTCTTAGTGGCGTCGTCAAACACGCGAACCTGCAACAGCTTGGTGTCGGTAGAACCACCTAGGACGTATTCCCAGATCCCTTTGCGGTTCTTCACATAAGCGTCACCGTAGAGAGCCTGTACTTGCTTACCCACCTCCGCGGGGCTGTAGGCCTTCTCGTGGAACGCCTCATAGAGGCGACCCCACTCCAAACCCCTCATCTCACTTTCCACCTCGGCAAAAACGGAGGAAGCCCAGTCAATAACGGTGTTGAAGTACGTCTTAACCTCGTTAATGCTCGTGTCGAAACGGTGTCGGCTCATGTACTCGCCAATGTCGTCTCTGCCACCACTGGTCCACTCGAGCGCTCGCTCCCAAAAATCTTGACGATTCACAGCACCACTGACGTAGGCACTCCATTTTTGGGCATTCGAGTTTTGTGTGTTGCTGAACTCTTCTTTGCCCAGAGTGACGAACGGTCCCGAGTAGACAGCGTTTAGGAGCTCCTGATTGTTCAAGGGGACCCCAACAATGTTGATCGTGCGGAACCATTCCTTGATCTCGGACTCGGTCCCTTCACATTCGTAAACGAGCAGTGCGGAGTTCAGAATCTTCCCCTGCTTGTCTTTTGCAAGACCGCTGAAGTACTGCTGCATCCCGTTCTCGTCTTTGATGGCGAACTTGCCCGTCACAAAACGACCGAAGCTCGTGACTCGCTGCTGGCCATCAAGAATCTCAAGCCGACCATCTTCAAGCTTGTTGAAATAAATGAGTCCAAGCGGGTAGCCCTTGAGGAGCGAATCAATAACAGCGACGTCGCGCTTACCGTCGGCATATATGTAGTTGCGCTGGTACTCGGGCTGAATGGTTAGCTTGCCTGAGAGGCCGAAGAGACCACGGCCCTCTAGCTCGTTGTAAATGAATCCATCGGAGACTTCTGCGACCGTGTAGTGCTCAAGTGAGGTCTTCATTCGTTTCCCCTCTGATGGCGAATCAAAATACGCTGGTAAGGCACCACAACTTTCTGTCCCAAACGATAGACAAGGTTGTTCCACTTGGCGTTGATTTGTCCCTTGTTGCCTTGGGAGTAGTAGTCATCAACAAACTTTTGACCCACGGGTCTAATACCGAGCTCGTTGGCCATCGTTTGGCCGTTGCCCACAATCTCAAATTGTTCAGGGTTGTACTTGTCCAAGAAACTTATCGGCACACCCATAACGCCGTCATAGTCACTCGGGATTGCGTCAGTGAACGGGATCTCAATAGCGTCGTAATTGTCATACTTCTGGTATCGAACGTCTTTGACTTGTTTATGTTTACTGAACTTGATGTTGTCCGCTTCGGTCATTAAAGGCAGAGGGCGGTGGCGGCGGCCATGGTCCAAGTTTGTGAACCAGCAGGCATTTCCGAGACGGGTGTAATCCCCGATGTACCCAAGTCGGGCCGCCTTTTCCCTGTCACTCTCTGCAACTATGAATCCAGCAGGAACGCGGAACACTAAATCGGTCGAATTTGCCGTCGCGCCCAGCCACATTCGGTTGTCCTTGATAAGCGGAAAGACTTCTTTATAGGTGATGGCATTCATGTTGCCGATGAGAGCGAACCTCTTGTCTGCCTCAACAATCCAGGCAAGAAACTCTCGAAACAGCGAGAACGGTGGATTGGTAATGATGACATCGGCTTCGTCACGCAGCGCCTTGATTTCTTCACTGCGAAAATCTCCGTCCCCGTCGAGGTACCCCCATTCAAGGTCGTCCACGTTGATAACCTCGTCCCCAGTTCTATCCCCAGAGAGGGTAAAAATCTTCCCATTGGACTGAGTTTTGGATTCGTCAAAATCCGGACTGTCAATTTCGAACAATGTGGGTTGGTAGGGGATCTCTTTCGGCTTACTGTTTGGTGCGTAGCTGGTGCTGATGAGTTTCTTCAGCCCCAACTTGTCAAAGTTTTGGGCAAAATACTTGGTGAAGTTACTCCACTCAGGGTCATCACACGGCAACAGGACAGTCTTTCCCTTGAACACCTCGGAGTCATATTCGAGGTAGGCGTTCATCTCTTTTTCAATGTCAAGGAATTGCGTGTAGAACTCGTCGTTCTTCGCCTTCTTCGCGCCGTGGAGATTTTCGTTGGCCATTTGTTAACCATATGGGCTGGCACCCACGTTTCCTCAGAAGCAACCCGACCCCACCGGCATCACAAGGGAGTGGGGTCAAACCCTATGCGGCCTTGACTCAACACCCCTTAGCGCAGCCTTTTCTCTCTCTCGCCTAAATTTTCGTGTTTTCCTGATTGAGCCTCTCTGCCGCCAGGTGCCTGCCAGTTTGGGTTATCGCGGTTCGCTCTGCGCTCCATCATCTCCTCCAGCTTGCTCTGTTGCTTCACCCTGACCAGCCCAAGCCTTGCCCTGTCCGAGGGTGTGAATCCAAGGTGGGCGAGGTTGCTCACTAGTTGCCTGTCTAACTGCCTGAGCCCTGCTCTGAGCCGAGTATTCTCTGGCTGGTCTTGGACTAGATCCCTGAGCTCTTCACGCTCATCCAGGAGCTCTGCAGTGTGCTGGAGAAGCGTGCCATCCACATCACCCCAAAGCCAATTACCTCCCTGGAATGCCTTACCCCAGAATTCTCTCCCTCGCGGCCCGAGGTGCTCTGGAGGCGCAGGAATATCCTCCCCAATTGGCAAGCGCGGGACCTCCTCTAGTCCGGTGCCTGGTAATCGGTTCTGCCTGAGTGTCCCTCTTTTTCTTTTTTCCTCTAATGGAATGGGGTGTCTTCCCATGATCATTTCTCCTTGTCTGGGTTTGGGTTGCAAGTGGGGTGGTGTCCGTCTCTTTCGTTCACTGGGTGCATTGGCCACCCGCAGACCGAGCACCATAGGCCGGTGATTGGCCAAGCGCCGGGGTAAATTGGATCTCTGTCTCTGATCCTTTTCATGAGGCCACCTCGGCCTCGCACTGGGCGCAGTGGCCCTGGAGGGTGGGGCTCGAATGCGTGATGCAGGTTGGGTGCTTGTCACGCTGTAACGGTGTAACGGTGTAACGCCTATCGGGGCTACTTTGTTCTATTTCCTGGGTTTCCCGCGTGACAGCGTTACGCGTGACAGGCGATACGGGAGGCGCTTGCAGACTTTGCGCGGCCAGAGAGAATTCACCATCTCTCACCCGTTGAAGGTGCCCCTCTTTCACCATCCGATTGAGTTTCTGGCGGGCTGTCCCCACGCCTATTTTCAGCTCTTCCACTACTTGCTCGGTGGTAATGATTGGACTTGGTCGCGCCCCCCGATTGGCTTCCTCTTGGGCATCCTTGGCGAGAGCAATAATGGCGAGCTTGTCCTCACTAAGATTTCCCACTAGATCGTGGACCCTTAGCGCTGTCTCTCCGAGAAGGTCTGCGCATCCCACCACGGTTTCACCATCCTGGACAGGCACACTTACCGAGCGCACCGAGAAGGCGAGGGATTTCTTCACGGGCGAGTAGTTGGACTTGTCCACTGTGAGGATCCGCTGGTCACTCTCTTCATCCACTGCTAGGAGCAGCACACTCCTTGCGGTGTCTCTGAAGGCCGAGCTCCCCGTGATTTTCTCACTAGCGTTTCCTGCGCCTTTGTTGAAATGGGTGACAGCGATAACCGTGCACCCTGTTCGCTCGCAGAGCGCCGAGAGCCTGTCGAGGTTCCTGCGAACATCTGAGAGCTTCACACTGTCCCCATCCATTACCGAGACAACCGGATCCACGATTAGTAGCTTGATACCGTTCTCGATAATCTGCGCCTCAAGCGCTGACAGGTCATCTGCAATCGTGGGCAACTGTTTCCAGCTCTCTCCCCCACGGTCCACCTCGAGATTGATATTCATCACTAGCTGGCGATCCGCTCGCGCAGCATCCAGCCGAGGTACCAGGGTCCGTTCTAGGTCATCCTCTGCAGCCACGAATCCCACAGCTATTGGCTTACCGTGGAAGGCCCCCTCGAGCTCTCCTCGGGTAAGCGCAGCGGTGATCCAGGCAAGAATCGTGCTCTTACCTATCCCAGCGGTTCCAGCTAATAGTGTGAGGGTCTGCTCGGGAATCATGTCCTTCCAGACCCACTCCAAGCGCCGGCCCTCGACTAGGTGCAGCGGTTGCACTAATACCCTCCTGCTATCGGCCATGAGTGACCCCCATAGCTTCGAGGTATATCCAGACCGCCTGTAATGAGCTGTCGCGCCTGTCGAGCTCCCCCCGCAGTTCGCAGAGTTTCGCATAGGCCACATCTGTCCCCAGACCGCCCACAGTGGGCAGGGTGGCTTCGAGAAGATACCAGGCAACATTCTTGGCCTGAATCTGTCGCTCGAGCTCTTGAGCGTGCGATCCATCTGCAAGCGCAGCGTGCCACCAATCCTGGAATACCAGAGGCGCGGCATGGATAGGCCAGTTGCCTACCCTTACCCGCTCGAGTGTTTCCTGGCTTAGAGTTGCGCAGCGCTTGCAGGCCCCTAAAGGCCCTCGCGTGCCCACTGGCCCGCCTGACCGTTCTCATAGGGCTGGAGGAGCGCCTGAAGGTCAGACTCTTTTACCCGAATCATTCGGGGACCGAATCGGGTCGCTGAGAGCTTCCCAGTGTGGATCCAGTTCCTAATGGTGTTTGGGTGGCAGCCAAATTTAGCGGCCAGTCCGGTCACTGTTCCCCACTCGTCTCCGAGTGTCGCAGTTGTTTCGTTACAGGTATCCCCTGCGGGTGCTGTATTGTTTTTCATAGAGAATCTCTCTGACTAAAGGTGGAAGGTTTTCTCGAGGCCCTCGGCCTGAACACCGGGGGCCTCAACCTTTTCCAAATTGTTATACTTGGATATTGCAATGTTACAGGATGTGGTGTACTGGGATGGGGTCGCGAACAAGGTGCGCGTGTCCCCCACAGCTGTGGATAACTTGGAGCACTTATCCCCCACAAGGTCCCCCTGCGTTTGAGCGGTTTTCCGGTTCGCCTGTGAATATGGTCCCTAAATGGTCCCTAATCTGTGAATAACTCTCGGAATTCTCCGCTGGCCTCTTTCTAGAGTTTTTCGACTAGATCAAGTCTCGA